CGTGCGGGCCGTGGGCGTTGCGGTCGGCGAAAACCCGTTTTCCATCATCGTTCCCTGCCACAGGATTGTGGGTGCTGACGGCAGCCTCACGGGCTACGGCGGAGGTTTTGAGGCAAAGAAGTTTCTTTTGGGTTTGGAATCTTTTGGGAGGGCGGTGCCCCATCGGTATTGAGGTTGGCGGAGGTGGACGACCATGGACGAATTTCAGGGATAAATCTTTGAAAGGAAATAAAAAACCCGAGTTGTCATGGACAACCCGGGACGTATTCCTGGTGGAGGTGGCGGGAATTTGATTCACCAGTGCGCGCGCACCCTAGCGCCGGATTTCCGTTTAGTTCCCCCCTTAGTGCCCCCAGTGCCTCAGAGATCGGGCGGGCGGTGTCCCTCATGTGTTGCGTATTTTCTACATTGAGATAGAAACAGCGGCAAGAACGGTAAAACGTGCCCGGCCTTACGCTCACGCTAACAATTTTCAGGCGGTGGAGCATGGAAGAAGAGAACATGGGGACAGTAAAGCAGATAGTCGGGGCGCTCGTACCGTCATCGGCCTCGGGTCTGGTGAAAGCCAGCCCAGGCATCGGTGTGGGCGGAATGTCCCTCGCGGGGATCGAAATCGCGGATTGGGTTTCGATCCTTACGTGCCTTTATCTGATTGTGATGATGATCGGGGCAATTCCGAAGGTCTTTAACACAATCTGCTATTTCAGGCAGAAGTGGGTTGATACGTTCTCACACCCGCTGATGGTTAACGTCATCCGGAACAATGCCGGCATTGACGCGAAAATAAACGGGGCACAGCGGGGCAAAGACGATGGGAAAAGCAAGGCTGGTGGCGGCGGCGCTGAGTCTTAGCGCGGCGGGATTACTCGGGCTTACGAGTTACGAGGGATACAGAGAAACGGCGTACTTGCCGACTCCTAATGACGTGCCCACCGTGGGTTTCGGTAGTACCGACGGGGTGAAGCTCGGGGATCGGGTAACAGTGCCCGAGGCCTTAAGTAGGCTGCGTAATGACGTAGAAAAAGCCGAAAGCGCTTTAGTCCAGTGCGTGCACGTGCCTTTAAATCAAGGCGAGTATGACGCCTTCACCTCTCTAGCCTTCAACATCGGTGCTAAGGCGTTTTGCGGATCGACCCTTGTCAAGCGTTTGAACGCTGGCGATTATGCCGGGGCGTGTTCAGAGATACGGCGCTGGGTGTATCAGGGCGGCAAAAAGTTGCCGGGGCTGGTGAAGCGCCGGGAATCGGAATACCTGACTTGTATCGGAGAAAGCAAAAATGAGTGATTTTGTGAGTGATGAAATGCGGCTGACAGTTTCAACTATTGCGGCGGGGGCGATTGTTTTTAACGCCCTGAGCGGCGAAGAAAAGCCCTAGGAAAAGCCCGACGAGGCGGTTAAGCCGTGAGCATTAGGGGCTGGGGTTATGCGCTTGCCGCGTGCCTGATATTCGGGGCGGGGTATTACCTCGCGGATACGATACGCGGGCGGGAAATCGCGGAAATGCGCGAGGCCTCAGCCCTTGCCGCCCAGCAGTATCAGGCGGAATTAACGCGCCGGGAAACGGAAAGCGCGGGGAGGTTGGCTGATGCCGTTGACGGTAAGCAAAAAGAGATTGATGCGCTGGGCGCTGAGCTTAGCGCTATGCGCGTGGATATTGAGCGGTTGCGCCGCGCCGCGAGCGCCGGAGGTAGTGGAGTGCCCGCCCCCGGTGAAAATTCCGGAAACGCTTGTGAGCGACAAGTCGAAGACTGTAAACGCCTTCTTGTCGAAGGTGCGGAGTTACTTAGCGAAGGCAGCTCAATGGTCGGAGGGCTCAGCGCAGACCGAAACGCAGTCAGGACGGCGCTAGAAGGACGAAAGTAAGGCGGGCGGGAATACTCCAACACCACGGCGTTGACGTTGGCAAAAAAACGATTCTAACCAGCTCAGGCATTGGCTTGCCCAGTGGAGTTGAAAGCAGGAAAATTAACGCGAAAAGGGCATTTTTTCCTTCTGCGGACATGGTAAAAGAAAAACCCCGAGGATTCCGCCACGAGGCTTTCCTGATTAGAAGCCATTAGCGTGCTTCGATCCAGCGATCCAGATCCGCCTGCTTGATCCGGATCGCCTGACCGAGCCGGATAGAGGGAAGCGGGCGCATGGTTTTATAGGCCTTAGCGCCCCCCTCAAAGTAAAAGCCTTTTACCCAATTGCGGACGGTGGAGACTGACACACCGCAATAGGCTGCGACTTCCCTCACGCTGAGTAGCTTAGGCGCGCTCATGCTTTCACCTCGGGCGCGCTGTAACCCATGCGGCGCACGGTAGCCGCAAGGCGGTGGAGACAGATAAAGGCCTCGGCGTTTTGTTCCGGTGTTATCTGGTCGCGGAAACGATCCCGCGCCTGGATACCGAGCGCGAGCGCCTTTTTCAGATTTTCAAGTTCGGATACAAAAAGCGGACGGCGGCATACGGCCACCGTAGCGCAAGTCTGCGTACAATGTTTCATTGCGATTCCTTCGCGTTGTAGTCTGTAGGTTGCGCCTCGACCTTGTCACGGGCAGCGCTTCACATAGTAAGAACGGAAGGGGTCGCCCCCTTCCGTTTTCAATGCTGGCACGGTGTGCGCACCGCCCGCAAATTTCCGCCTGTAACAAACTGTTTACCTCGGAAACTGATACCCTCTCACACCTCCGCCAATCTTTGCTAAGTCCCTTACAGCCGCGAAAAGTTCGGAGGTATCCCCGGTTTGGCACGGCGACCAGTCTTTTCGATAAATGCGGTAACCGCTTTTAAAGAGATCGGCGGGCGGCTGAAAGTTCGGGGCGCAGTAAAAAAGCCTGTAATGGCGCGGCTTAGAGTACCCATCGAGGTGATACCAGCCGAAACGGCTTTTGAGGATGCGGCATATTTTTTTCGCGTCATACTCGTTCCGCACGATGCGTTTTAAGTGTCCGTAACTGATGCACACATATTTCTCGTGAAAGTGTGTTGCAACTTCTACAATACGCTTAGAGTCCATCATTTTGTTTCTGCCTTCACCAACGTCCCGTCCCAGCGGTTCGGCTTGCCGTCAAACAGTGCCCGCATGGTGTGCGTGAAATTCGCCTTAATGTAGTCAAGCACAGCGAGTTGCTGATCCCGGCGTAACTTGCCTTTTATCCGGCAAAGTGTGTTAAGCGCCGTATGCACAACGTCATAGTTGGATTCCAGAGATTCGCCCGTTTTGCAGTAGTGCACGTAGGCGACCTCAAAGAGTTTTGCGGCGGCCTTAAATTCGCGCTGTAACTCTTTCACCTGATCGAAGTATCCGGCGCTCACGAACCCATCGGCTATGGCGGCCATGACGCAACACCAATCTTCAGCGTTCCACGCGATAGATCCCGCCCGGCATTGTTTGAGCCACATAAACATGGGCAGCTCAATTCGGGTTTTTTCCTCTTCGCTCATTTCGATCATGCGCATCCAGCCGCCGTAACCATCCCGATCCAACAGCGCCCCGCCTGATAAATGTTTTTTGCGCCCACGGGCGGCAACCTTCGCCGCCCGCTTTGCCGCGCGTAAAAGTGCCCGGCTCATGCTGATTACTCCCAAGGCCGGAAACGCACGACCCCATTCACTGGAGCGCCCGTCCCGAACACCCGCCAGCCGTCGCCGTAAAAGAATGCGCGCCGCCCTTCGCCGTTTGCGCACTCCACACGCATATCCGCGCCTTTCGGGGGCGTAGCCGCCGGGTACGCATTCCACTGGGTCGGGTTGTATTCGTACTCACACACCACGGCATTGGAGGAAAACATAAATTTTGTTAGCCCGAATCCGTCCCCAAGTGTGAGCGTGTTTCCGTCATCCTGCACTACCCAGCATTCGACAAAGATTTTGTAGTCATTCGGGATGTCGTCCAGCCGCTCGACCTTTGCCTTGTGCATTGCGAGCAAAACCGCGTCATTGAGGTTTGAGCCGAAACAGTCGAAAAGCTCTTCCAGCCGCTTTTGCAGTTTCCTGTCTTTGAGTCTGTATTTCATGGTTAGAATCCCCAAATGAAGTACCCGAGGAGAAGGCCGGGCGCGAGCAACATGGCGGTAATGCCGATAGCCGCGCAAAGATCAATCAGTCTTTCTGTGAACATTTCTGTCTTTCCTTGTCCTGCTTTTTGAAGTCTTCGTACATATCCCGCGCCGTGAACTCAAAATCGCCCATGATCTGTAGCTGCTGGTCGCGGTCGCTTAGGCGGGATTCAAAACGCCCGACCCGCGCGATAAACCCGAGCGCCACGGTATAGGCGCGGCCTATCTTCAGTAACAAGGCGCGCGCATTAACGCCCCTTATGGATTTCCCGGTAAGCGCTAGCAACAGGGCGAGGCTTTCCCCAATCGTCAGGGATACGCCTGTGAATTTCCCTTCACGCTTGTATTCCATGAGGTGTTCGATAGCGGACTGGTAGAAAATGGCGTAATCCAGCGCATTCATGACGGAATCATCCGGCGATTTAACAAAGCCCGGCTCGGCGCGCAAGATTCCGAGCGTTTCAGCCTCGCTCAGCTTGATGGGGCGCGTGATAACGCCGAGGATTTCTTTGCGTTTCTGTGTCAGATCGGGCAAGCCGTTGTCCCAGACTTCGCACCCGTTCGGCAGTTTGATTAGCGGCATAATCAGCCCTCCAGTCGGTTGCAGAGGTCGGCGGCCTCGCCCTTTGCGTCCCTGGGATCGTCATTAAGGCGGTCGCATTCGTCTTCTTTGTCCCTGAGTTCCTGACGGCCGCTTTCGAGGTCGTTTAAAAGGCGGGCGGCGGCATCGGCAACAGCCGAGGCGATACCGGCAGCCATGCTCGCGGCATCGTCCGGCGTCATGAGGACTTCGCCCTCAATGTAGGTTGTTTCCCCTTTTTCCTCGGCCTGAGCGAGGAATGTAAGGGCAACATGGTATCCGTCAGCATTGGCCGACTTCAGGCTGATATCAACTAATTTCATGGCTCGATCTTTAAGGGACGGCGCGAGGCCGTCCCGTGCGTGTTATTTGGAAAATTCGATCGTCGGGCGGCGGATGATTTCTACGCCCTCAAAAGTCACGCCGGATTTAATCGCGGCGGCCAGTGCTTTCTTTGACGGCTCAAAATTCACCAGCGCATCCGATCCGAGCTGGTGCGCAATCTCAACGGCCTGACCGGGCGTAACAGTTATCCCTGTGATGCTCTTTATTTTCATAAACTCGAGCGGGATAACCGCGCCGGGCTTCACCTTCACGGATTCGCGCCCGGCCTTCACGTGCATTTCCATGCCGGAATTTGGGTCGGTGATGCGGTCGTACTGAAACTCCCTCATGTGTTGAATCGCGCCGCGTTCGGCCTCGTCCTTCAGGCGTTTAAGGCGGGCGAGGATTTTTTCAGAGGCTTCGATATGCGCCTCAAGGGTCGCGATTTCGGCGGCAACCTTTTGCACGTAGCGCCCGGCGGCGGCGAGCTTTTGCACGATTGACGCATTAATGGAATCAAACGCGGCTTGTGCGGCCTGAGCCTTACTGGGCTTTACCTCGCCCGTTTCTGTGTCTACCGTTTCCGCGTCATCGGCATCGGCGCGGGCTTCATTCATGAGCGCGTAAGCGTCATCCAGCTGTTCCCGGATAGAGGCGTATGTGGTGCGCTTGGAGGCGTTTTCCGTTTTTTCTACTAACATTTTTCACTCCTGTTTGATCCGGTTAAAACGGGCAGTCTTCGTCTATTTCAGCCGCGCTCGCGGCGGGCTGGCGCTGGTAGTTCGCGGCGGCTGATGTCTGGCGGGCGGGCTGAGTTTCCGGCGCGGCCTGATTGCCGTTGCGATTGCTCATGAATTGCTGAGCCTCGATGATGATTTCTGTTGTGTAGCGCTCCACGCCCTTGTCGTCCGTCCACTTGCGGGTACGCAGCCGACCTTCGGCGTAAAGCATCGACCCCTTGTCGAGGTACTGAGAGAGGATTTCGGCAATCCGGTTGTATGCAATGCAGTTGTGCCACTCTGTCTCTTCGCACCGCTGACCGGTCTGATCCTTCCAGTAACGTGTGGTGGCGAGAGATACGCGGCACACCTTGCCGCCCGAGGTTGTTTCCTTTAATTCAGGTTTCCGACCTACGTGCCCGAGCAAAATAACCTTGTTGACGCTAGCCATTTATGCGACCTCCTGTTGCGTTGCGTTAGCGGCGTTTTCCTTCGCTTTAGGGGCGGCGCTGGTGCTGTCCACAGTGCCGTCATCCTGTGCGGCATTTGCGGCGTTTTTGGCGGCCTCGGCGGCCTTGTCCGCGGCCTCAGCCTGAGCCAACAGCGCCTTATGCGCGTCCGTTGCGCCTAATGCCTTCCAGTAGTCCTTCGGAAAGAAGGTCTTAAAAAACTCTCTGTAAGCGGCTGTGCCCTTTGCGGCTTCCGGCGCGCCTTTTTCTGCGAGTTCAGCGGCGAGCGCCTTCACCTTTTCTGCCTCGGGATCTGTAGCGCTTTCCAGCCATGCTTTAAGGCGCTTCCCGGTGTCTTCGGTGATGATGATCGGGTCGCGGAAAAGCGCCGAGCGGTCTTTGCTGACGGTCGCATAGTGCGATTCAGTTTGCAGATCGAAAACCACAGTAAATTCGTAGTCCATGCCGTCGCGCTGTTCGGGCTTGAGGCCGATTTTTTGGACAACCTTGCGACCCTTGTCGTTCTCAGTTTGGATTGTGTCCGTTTTGGATCGCATGGTGGCGATGATGTGGCACTTGCTCTGAACCATCGAGTCAACAAAGGCGCGATGCCGGGGCGTGGTTTCATTCCATGCCGACCATGAGTTTCCCCGGTACTTTGTCTGGGCTATCTTTTCGTTCAATTCGAGGCAGCCCCCTACGCCCGACCACTCGTGCGTGATCGAGTCAATAATCAGGACGTCATAGCCAGCTGACTCAGCTGCGTGAATGGCCTCGATGTAGCTTTCCGGCGCGAAGGGCGCGCCGAGGTCTAAGACGTCAAAATCCGGCATCCCGTCCAATCCGGCGTAAAGGGACGCCGAGCCGCGCTCTGTATCAACGACCGCGATCTTGCCGCCCAGTCCTTTGGCAAGGAGCAGGGCGGAGTAGGTTTTCCCCGAGCCGCTCGCGCCTGAGATGGCGAGGCGAAGGCGGGAAAGGGAGCGGGTCGCTTTCTTGAATTGCAGTGTCATTTGGTTTATCCTTTTTGTGCATTACCTAATGCGTGGATTTCCTCGGGTTCGCTTGGCCGCTTTCCCGAGGTTTTTCTTTTTCAGTACGGCGTTGGCGTCTCTTCGATGCCATACACACGCTCAAACGCGAGCTGGTGGTCGAGGTCTGAAAAACCGATCTCATTGCGCTGATAACGGTCGGCCTCGGCGTTTACCTTGCGCCAAAACTTGAGCGTTTCCGGCGTTGCCTTTTTGATCCCCAGCTCTTCGCACCAATCCCGGAAAACCGGAATTTCCGCGCGTGTGAGCTGCATTTCCTGAGCTTTCATGTTTTCCCTTTTATGCGTAGTAATCCGCGAGCTTGGTGGCCTTGGAAAATCCGCGGTATGCCTTGAGGCATCTATCCGACCACTTGTCATATGCGGCATCGATGAATGGCGCGAACGGGGCGTTCGCAGGAATGTTGTTTGCGATTGAGTAAACCTCTTCCAAGCCGCCGAAGTCGTAGGCATCGTTAAGAATGTCTTCCGCGAGGTCTTCCGGCGTTGTCACGTCATTCGTGTTGTATGCAGGGTCGGCCAAAATCTGGTCGATGGGGCGGGACAAGTCCCGCGCCGCCGCGTTGCCCTCGCGTACATAGTTGATAACGGGGTCGGGGTCGAGGTGAGAAAAAATCATGATGATTCACCATTAGCTGATGGAATAACGGCGACCGTTCTGGCCGGAGTAGTTATCGTTGAAAACCGATATGGCTTAGGCCTCCACCTTTGTTTCAGCCGCATTGGCGGCCTCGTCTGGCTTAGCGCCGCAATCCGGGGCGTTCAAATCCTCGTTATGCGGCCATTCCGAGGACTCACGCACGGCGGTTTCAACCTTGAGAAGGAGAACACGCCCGACCGCATCATTCGCCCAGTTCGTGAGGTTCGGATAAAAACGTCGGTTCAGCCTGACCATGTCGGGGTCGGTCTCTGTGATCGTGCGGATAAGGAAGTCGAACACGAAGGCTTCAAGCTCGCGGCGGGCTTCAGGCGTGAAGCAGCCGAGGTCGGTGCACGTGTTGAAAGGATTTTCCAGTCCGCTGGCTTGGCGGAGATGATCCGTGATGGCCAAAACGGCCTCGCCTTTGAGCTGAGAAACATTGATCTTTGTTTGCATTTTTATTTCCCCTTACAACCGCCCGGCGGGCGGTAAGTCTGTTAACTGATTTCGTGCTATCGGATAGCTTTAATTGCGTCATCCGATAGCACGCATAATAGCGCTAGATAGAAAATAAAAGCAATGAAGCAAGCGTGAGAAATACCTTGTCACATAGCCTTAATAGGCTATGGATCAGTGTCGGCGCGGCTTTCGGCGTAGTGTAAAGTTTTGTAAAGATCCAGTATGAGAGCGCCCTGGCGGGCGATTTCGGGCTAATCCAGTGAAAATCTGGGGGCGCGGGATAACAAAAAACCGCCCGGAGGGGGCGGTTCGGTGGTTACGGTGGAATCGAACTGGCGTTTCGCAGGCTATCGCCGGCATTCGCCGGGCTTCGTCTCGGCGGCTGGAGTAAACACTTTTTAGGGTACTCAGAGAATGAGCGCAACGCGCCCGATTATCGTCAGCGTTTCGGAGGTCTGAACGTTAGAACCGTAAGCAGGGTTATCGGAAATAACGCGCACCCCTTCTCCGTCATGAGCTAACCTTTTCACCATATCCGCGCCGCCGTAATTGACAAGGTAAAGCCCCTCAGCCGTGAGCGCTGTTGCAGATACATCAACCAAAACCGCGTCCAGCGGCTTCAGGGTCGGCGTCATTGCATCCCCGGATACGGTAAACAACCGTAGGTTTTCGGGGGCAGCCTCCGGGCATTTTGCGGCAACCCATCGCCGGGAGCAATCAATCGACCGGATCATTGTTTCCGCTTCCCCTAACTCTTTCCACACCCGGATGATGATGCGCTGGCGGCTATCCGGCGCGGGCATATTCGTTAATAGGTTTACCGAGGGGAGTAATTCGCCGACCGAGCATTGCAAAAGCACGGCGAGTTTTTCCGCGCGGGCGGCGCTCGGGCGGATAGTCCCGCCGCGCCACTTAGCTACTGTTACCGGATTCACCCCGAGGGCGGAGGCGATATCGGCAACGCGCAAACCCAGTGCCGTCATTCTCTCTTTTATTACCTTGCCAACGGCGGCATTTACGGCATTTTTGGCGGTTTGCATAGCGTTCCCCTAGCGGTTTTGGTAACTCTCATTTTATCTCTAGCTAGAAAAATAGGGCTATTTGTGCTATAAATGCCGATAGCCCATTTAAGGTTATGTAAAGGGCTATTAAAACGACATACATTTCAGGAACATGAGGCTATGCGAACTTTCAAACTCAAAAAAAATGAGTCGAACCCGGTAGCGCGGGCGGCGGCTTGTTTTGGCGGGTGGACAGGTCTGGCACGCGCCCTTAACGAGCGCTACGGGACGCAGGTACGTCCTTGCCATGTGTACCAGTGGTCGCGGCTGGGCGCGGTTATTCCTAAATACGTCCTTGCAGTATCTGAGCTTACAGGCATCCCGCGCGAGGAATTGCGCCCCGGCTACTTCCCGACCCGCGCGCTGACCCGCCCCGCGCGGCGTGCAAAAAGCGCAACGGCGTAACGGGGGCGGCAATGAGCATGAGGGCGATTAAATACGTGGTCGAGCACGTGAGGGCGGGCGGATTCTCTCAGGCCGTTTTGCTTTTCCTTGCCGAATGCCACAACGCGGAAACCGGGCAATGTAACCCCAGCCGCGAAACCATCCGTGAGTTTTTCCACTCGGAGAATGCGCCCTGCTCGCTGAGAAGGGTTGAACGCGCCCTGAAGGAACTCAGAGAAGGCGGCTATATCCGCTCGGTTAAACGCGCCTGCAAATCTGGACTGTTGAACTGGTATGAAATCGTAGGATTGGATTCCTGTGATAGCGTACAAAACGGGGGTAACGTACAAAACGAACGTAACCCCCGAAACATTGGTAACCCCCAAACCGGGGGTAACGTACAAAACGCACCGGGGGTAGCGTACGAAACGTACGTGACGGGTAGCGTACAAAACGTACGCGGGAACCCGAATAAGAACCCGAAAGAACCCGAAACAACTATTTCGTCATCGCGCCGCGATTCGTTCGCACCTGACGGCGCGAACCCGGCGGAGGTTACTGGCTTAGAAAATCCGGCTGAGGTATCCGCCCCGGTCGAGTCCGTCACCGACCTTGACGCCCTTAACGCTGAGCTGGCGGCTACGCCTGAGCGAGGGGACGTACCCGAGGCCGCCGTCCTGTTCCCGCCTGAGATCATCGAACCCGCCCCGGCTAAAGCCGCGCACCCACGGAGAACTCCCCGCGCCTTCCCGCTGGATGCGGTGCTTGATGCCTACGCTGAAATTTGCCCGCAATTTCGGCAGCCGATCCGGGGCACGTTGCAAACGACCTCTAAGCGCTATCGCGATATGCGCAAGGGCTGGGACTTCTTTTGTCAGACGGTGGAGACAGAGAACGGCGAGGCATTGACGCCCGCCAAGGCGCTTGACTACTGGCGGCGCTTTTTAGAAAAGGCCAGTGCAAATAACTTCCTTAACGGTCGAACCCCGCGAGACGCTGAGCACGCAAATTGGCGTCCGAAGCTCGATTACCTGCTCAGTGAGCGCGGGATCAACCTTGTACTCGAAGGAGCACGCAGATGATTTTAGATGACAAAGACCGATCGGACAACGCGCCCGAGTCAAAACGCGAGGGCGGTTATATGCGCCCCACGTGCAATGCGCACGGTTGCCGCTTTAACGACCAAGGCAACGGCCTGTGCCTTTTCCACGGGCGGCTCGCTGATTTCCCGAACGCCTGGGGGCGGGTTAACAACTGGCTGGCTAATCCGGAATGCCAATCAATCTTGTGGGGCATTCAGGAACTCGACCGCAATTTAATCGACCACTCCGAAGCATCAGACATTGACAGCAACCCCGTCCCCGATGACGTGTGGGAACAGCGCAAGCGCTTTGACACGTATTACCTCACGGACTGGATGGCGATGCAGTTACGCGTTAACGACTTTCCGAAAGAGGTTTGCACCAGACGGGAAGGCGAAGCGCCGAAAGCGTGGGCGGCACGTATCCGCGCCGCTTTGCTCGTTCGCATGGTTTCCGCTGTTATCCCGCCCGGCCTGATCGTGGGCGAAAAGCGCGCCGATCCGGCAAAGGTTGACGCCCTTTTGGCACGGGTTTTAGGGCGAGGCCGGGCATTGATGGGTGAGGGTGCATACGAAAAGGCGGCGTAAACACGCCAAAAACAGCTCAGATTGAACGAAAACGCCTTGACTAATACACACCTAGCCAAGACATCGTCAACGCACTAGGAAATGAAACATGACTAACGATAATCAAATTAACACCAGCGCGGCGCGCGCTGAACTCACCTCAATGCAGTACCGCTTTCACGTCCGGTTGGATGACAAACTCGACTACCTTGTGGTGCTCAGCCAGCCCGATGGCTGCCCTTCCGGGTGGACGGTTTCTTGCGCTCAAATGCTCGACATGGATAACGGCGTATGCGACCCCACCACCTTTGCCTACGTGGATTGCAAGACCTTCGGTGAGGACAAATACAAGATCGCCGAGTGGATCGCCTGCCGCAAGTTTGAGATGGATTACATGAACACCGGCAAGGGCTACGGCGTCAAATTCGCCGCCGCCCGTGCTCATAACGCGGCTATCCGCGCTCGCGGGCGCACGGCGCGCCGCAAGAACGTAAGGCCGCCGAGGCCTCGAAAATTGACGAATTCATGCGCGTGATTTTCGGGAGGTAACAGATATGAGCCGCCCCAGCTACTTTGAGCCGTATCAAGTTCCGCCAGGATACTTTGACGAAGAAATCCTACTGCTTGAGGGCGTCAGGAAACACGCCGACGCCCACGGCAATACGGACGTTTTGCTGGTTGCCTCGGATGCCCTCGATTTCGTCCTTGAGATTACTTCCCGCATGGGCACGCGCGAGACCTTTATCAGCCTCATTGACCTGTGCACGTCCAGCGCCGTGCGTTTCTTCCCGGATAAGTCCGTCAGGGACGTATTCGAGAAGGTGCTCACCCGCGCGCGCTCAGGACTTGCGGCAAACGAGCGCGGGGTGGTTAATGAATCACGCAAACAGATACAGAACTAGGCATGAGGCCGAGGCTTACACCATCGGATACAACGCAGGCTTCGATGACACACGCCTCGGCGACCGTTACGTGGAATGGCTTAAACGCAATAAGCGCGCCGACTGGATGGCAATGCGCTGGGGGTATACAGATGGAAAATCAGACAGAGAAAACGGCAGGGGATACGGTGGAGGCTACTTTCGATATCCGGACGGCCAGCGGCGATTCCTTCGTGGTGAAATTCTTTCCGGCTCATGAGTGGACGCTTTACCGCGTGCACGCTGAGGGCAGCCCCGTTTACACCGACCCTGTCCAAACCGGCAAGTGGACGGCAATCGACCACATTAACCCCGCCCGCGCCCTCGCTATCGTGCGCAAGTGGGGCACGTCTTCACCCGTGGGGGTTGCATGATGACGCGCCTGTGGATTGATAAAGCCCGCGCCGATAAAGAGATCGGCGAACAAATCCCGCTCGCCCCCGTCTGGCACAAAATCCGCAAGGCGGGACAGATCAAAGACCTTCCCGGAATAGGACGGCGCGTGCTTGTCGAGTTTTTCGAGACGCCCGAAGGCATGAGCCTGCCTTTCCGCGCATACGCCCGCCAAACCCGCAATGGCCGATCCGGGCACGTTACCTTTCACCTCGAACGTTACGGGCGCGAAGTCTCGGTCGTCCTCATTAACCGCTGGATCGCTGCACCGCTTAAGCCGATTTACGCCGAGGGGGAGAAAGCATGACGGCCAGCCCCTTTACTTTTACCCTCACGATTACCCCTGTTGCGAAGGCGCGCCCGCGATTTGACGGCATTCACCACCGTATGTACACACCCGCGAAAACCGCCCGGTATGAGACCGATATTGCGCGGGCGGCACGCGCCAAAATGCGGCGGGAAGGCCGTAAACCCTTCACGGATTGCGCCGTGCGTCTGTCGTGCGTTTTCAGATACAAACCGCCCCAGCGCTTCGCTGATACGGCCATGCGGCTCGCCTTCGCCCGCGCGGGACTGGTGCACAAACGCTCACGACCTGACATTGACAACTTAGTTAAGGCCGTTTTGGACGCCCTAAACGGTGTTGCCTACACCGATGACAACATAGTCGCCGACATCCACGCAAAAAAGCAGTATTCCGCCACTGACAGCGTAACCGTTGAAATCTCAGAGATTGAAGAATGACCGAGAAGAAACCGGAAAAACTCAAAGTTACCTACAGGCCGATTGCCGAGCTAATACCTTATGCACGCAACGCCCGCACACACTCGGAGGAGCAGGTATCGCGTATTGCCGCGTCTATCCGCGAGTACGGCTGGACTAACCCCATTTTGACGGACGGCGCTAGCGGCATCATTGCCGGGCACGGACGGTTAGCCGCTGCCCGGTTGCTCGGCCTTAAGGAAGTCCCGACCATCGAACTCGCGGGGATGACAGAGACTCAGAAACGCGCCTATATCCTAGCGGATAACCGCCTCGCGCTTGACGCCGGATGGGATGAAGAAGCCCTGAAAATCGAGCTGGCCGACCTGAAGGCAGCCGATTTTGATCTCGATTTGACTGGCTTTAGCGCCGAAGAATTGGACGGCTATTTGCGCACCGATACTGAAATGGTCGAAAGGTACGGAGAAAACGCCGGATCGGGCGTTCTCGTTGATAAATTCCTCGTTCCGCCTTTCTCGGTGCTTGATACGCGGCAAGGTTACTGGCAGGAGCGTGCGCGCCGCTGGGATAAGATCATCGGCGATTTCGGCCAGTCACGCGATGACACTTTGATGGCGGCGGACATTACCAAAGTAGCCGGGATTGCCGGGGTTTCTCTGTTTGATCCTGTGCTTGCAGAGATTATTTGTAAGTGGTTTCTCCCGGTGCGTGAAGGGTATACGGCTAAGGTGTGCGATCCGTTCGCGGGGGGTATGTTCGGATACGTCTGCGCCGCCCTTGGGAACGATTACACGGGCATTGAGCTAAGGCCGGAACAAGCCAAGCTAAACAACAGTCGCGTGGAGGGCATGAGCGCCCGATACGTATGCGATGACGGGCGCAACATAGGCCAGCACGTGCCGCCAGAGTCAGTGGACATGGTTTTTTCGTGCCCGCCTTACTTTGATCTTGAGAAATACTCAGACCTCCCCGGCGATGCCAGCAATCAAACGTGGGAGGGATTTTGTGACATTTTGAACACAGCTCTCGGTAACGCCATGAAGTGCCTAAAGCCTAACCGCTTCGCCGTCATCGTCATGAGCAACGTAAGAGACAAAAATGGCTTTTATCTCGATATCTGCGAAGAGATAAAACGCACGATGGAGCGGGGAGGGGCACGGGTTTACAACGAGATCATCTTGCTGAATGCCGTCGGAACGGCAGCCCTACGGTGTCAAATGGGATTTAAAAACCGGAAGGTGATGCGAGTCCATCAGGAAGTACTCGTGTTTTACAAAGGAAATCCGAAGGCGATACAGGAAGAATTTCCGATGATTGATTACAGCGAACAGGAAGAAACAAGCAATGAAGAATGAAGATCGGCAGATAACAATGCGCGCCGTGGCCGACCTAGTGCCCTACGCCAATAACGCCCGCATCCATACGGACTCTCAGGTCGACCAGCTCTGTGAAAGCATCAAACATTACGGCTGGACGAATCCAATTCTCATTGACGGCGAGGACGGAATCATCGCGGGACATTGCCGCCTTGCCGCTGCTCAGAAATTAGGCCTTAAACAAGTCCCGTGTATCGAACTCAAAGGCTTGAAGCCCGCTGATAAAAAGGCGCTCATTCTTGCCGACAACCGCCTCACCCTCGGCGGCTCTTGGGATTACCAGATTTTGTATCAGGAACTTGAGGAAATCAGGGCGGACGGCCTCGACCTTGACTTCACGGGCTTTAACGCAGACGAACAGCAAATGATCCTCGGCGAGGGTGAAATCAACGATGATTTCTTCACCGAAGAGGCTACAGACCACAGCGCCGACAGCGAGCATTTTCAGGAAACCTTTGTGTTTCCGAACGAGGAAAAAGAGGCCGTGAAAGCCTATCTGAAGGCGCGCGGCAAGGAATGGGTGGCGCACTGGATCATCCAACAGGCGCACGGGGAGGCCGCAAAGAATGATTGACTGTAACTCACTCGCCTGCAAATGCGAGATGCCGATCCGGTTCGACAGCTATTCCGGATGCTCTCACGCGTGCAAATATTGCTTTGTGCGCAAGTACTCAGACCTAGACAAAATCAGCGCCTATAAATGTGTGTCTGAGCTACGCAACTTTATCGCCGGGAAGCGCAATGTAAACACCAAGTGGTGTGATTGGAATATCCCCCTGCACTGGGGCGGCGTCTCCGATCCGTTTCAAAAGCTCGAACGCGCAAAGCGCATCAGCTTTGAGTGCCTTAAGGTTTTTGCGGAGACCGAATACCCGTTTGTGGTTTCTACCAAGGGCACGGTTTTAACCGACCATGACTATCTTGCACTGCTCCGCCAGTGCAATGCGGTCGTTCAGATTTCGATGATTTCGCCGAAGTATGACGCCATCGAACCCGGCGCGCCGACCTACGCCGAGCGCTTAAAGATGATTCCGACGCTCGTAGCCAACTGTAAGCGCGTTAACGTGCGCTACCAGCCATATATGAGGGAGGTTTTTAAGGACGCTGTGGGGCGTTTAAAAGACCTCAAGGCGGCCGGGGTACACGGGGTAATCGTGGAAGGCCTTGTGGCGGGCAAAAAACGCCCCGGAATGATCCCTACGGGGGGCGGGAAGTACGTCTATACGCCTGATGCCCTGATTGATGATTTCCTCGCGATTAAGAACGAATGCCACCGCCTCGGTTTAGTGTTCTATTGCGCTGATGACGCCCTGCGGGAGCTGGGCGACTTCACTTGTTGCTGTGGTACTGAGGGATTAGAGGGGTTTAAAACAAACTCGTTTACGGCCTCAAATATCGCGCTCGGGCTGAAAGTCGAACCGCCGACCGAGAAAATGAAAGAGATCGGAACGGCGCGATGCTTCCGCAACCGAGAATCAACGGACGAAATCAGGCTGCGTAATTCCTCATTTTTCGAGGAGACGCGGCGTTTTGCGCAAAAAATGATGCAACTTTAGGAGTAACAATCATGTGCACTTCACATGGGGCGAGATACCGCACGGCGGAAGGCCGCCGCGCGGGTGTAAAGATCACAAGAACGGAAGGCGTGCGCGTGGATACCAGCCCGCGCATTCAGCTTTCTGAGGGCTTTTTGAAGCAGATTCGCCGAGACAGAAAGGTCGATGCACGGCGTAATGCACGGCTCAGGGAATCCGGTTTCCTTCGGTAAACCGGTCCCACCCGCTCCCGGCGTCCCCTGACACAGCGCCGGGGGCTTCTCTTTCCGGAGGTTACTATGGGCGCACGGCACATTAAGCCCGAGATGCTTGACTACAAAAAGATTGAAGCCTTTGCCGCGCGCGGGCTGACTCAGGATCAGATTGCGCAGGCGCTCGGTATTTGCCACAGCTCTTTTTACAAGCTCAAAAAGAACGACAAACAGTTCCGCGAGGCCGTGGAGCGCGGCATGGCAAAGGGCGTGGCCGAGATCGCAAATCAGCTTTTCAAAAAGGCTCAGAGCGGAGACCTCGGCGCGATCTGCTTTTTCTTAAAGACAAAGGGCGGCTTCCGCGAGGACAAGGTCGTAGTTAACGTGAGTCAGTCCGCAACCCAGACCATTGACGCAGGCGCAACGCTTACGGACAAACAGCGCGAAGAACTCGAAAAGGCGCTTGATGAAGTTTACTGATGCGCAGGCCTTGGCCGTCATCCGCGACCGTTGCCTGAACGACTTTGAGTTTTTCGTCCGGTACTTTTTCAAACAGCGCACGGGCGATAAATTCATTTTCTCTTGGCATCACCACGCCATGTGTGAAGCGCTCATGCGCGTATGGCGCGGCGAAACCACGCACCTGATTATCAACATCCCGCCCCGGTACTCAAAGACCGAAATCGTGGTGAAGATGTTTACTGCTTGGTGCTATGCCCGGAATCCGGCGTGCGAGTTTATCCACCTGAGCTACTCTGACGCCCTTGCGGTAGACAACTCAAACGCCATCATGGATACGCTCAGCTCGGATGCGTACCGCCAGTTGTTCCCCGTAACCCTAACAAAAGCCGCCGCAAACGCTTGGAAAACGTCCGCTGGCGGCTCGTTTATCGCCCGCGCTACAGGCGGGCAAGTAACTGGCTATGGCGCGGGCAAAATCCATGATTTTGAGAACGGCAACGGCTTTGGCGGCTGTGTCCTCATTGACGACCCCTTGAAGCCCGATGATGCTTATTCGGACGTCATGCGCACCCGCGTTAACAACCGCTGGGATGAAACGATCAAAAGCCGTTTTAACAGCCCGCGCACCCCTTGCATCGTCATCATGCAGCGAATCCATGAAGACGACTTTTGCGGGATGCTTTTGCGCGACCCTGAGTTCAAATTTGAGTCCGTAGTCCTTCCGGCCATCATGGACGAAGGCACAGACCATGAACACGCCCTGTGGCCTCAGAAACACACCCTAGAACAGTTGCAGGCCATGCGCTCGAAAAACTCTTATATGTTTTCGAGTCAGTACCAGCAACGCCCAACACCGCTCGGTGGCGGCATTCTCAAGGGCGCATGGTTTAACCGTTACAGCGTCAGACCGCGCATTGATTACGCCATCGTTACCGTTGATACCGCCCTGAAAGAGAAGGAATGCAACGACTATCAGGTCGCGGAATGCTGGGGGCTCGGGCGTGACGGCAATATTTACCTGCTCGACATGATGCGCGGGCGCTTTCAGGCCTATGAGCTTGAAACCAGAATACCGGATTTTTGGAATAAGTGCCTTTCCCTCGGCGTCCCGCTCAGGATCATGGCTATCGAAGACAAGGCCAGCGGCACTGAGCTAATTCAGAAGATCACAAACAAGGTCGCCCGCCCCCGCATCCCTGTCCGTGCCATTCAGCGCGAAACGTCAAAGCTGACGCGCGTCATGGGCGTGCAGGGCTACATTGAATCCGGCTACGTCTATTTGCCGACAGAAGCGCCATTTGTGCACGACTTTATCGAAGAGTGCGAGGCGTTCACGGCCAACGACACACACCCGCATGACGACCAGATAGACGCCATGTGCGATGCAGTGAACATTCTTCTGAGCGGCAAGAACGTCCCATATTCGGACGTGCTTTAATCCCCCGCAAACACGGGGATAAAGCCAATGTTGGATCAAAGCAAGATACAAAATGTTCAGTTCGAGGACGGCCTGCACAACCTTGCCACGGGCTTAGGCACGGTGCGATCTAAGCGCGAGCACAGCTTTTGGACGTTCGGAAGCCTCAACGATTATCAGCGCTATGAGGCCTCGTACCAAGAGAGCTGGCTGGCACGCCGTATTTGTGACGTAGTCGCGGATGACGTTTGTAAGGAATGGCGCGCGATCAAGTGCAAAAACGCGGACGATATCCGCATCGAAGAAGACCGTCTGGGCGTGGTTGAGTCTTTCCGGCAAGCGATCCGCTGGGCTCGGCTTTACGGCGGCGCGGGCATCGTCATGATTACCGACCAAGACATCACGCGCCCGCTGGACGTTAACCGTATCGGGCGGGGAAGCCTCAAACGGCTGTTGGTGCTTGACCGCTTTTATTTAGGCGCGTCCGATCAGGTAATCAGCGATATTCTCGACCCCGATTACCTCAAGCCGAAATTTTTCATCCCGGCTGGCGCAGCATCCGCCCGGATTCATACCTCGCACGTGGTGAAGGTTACGGGCGAGCCGCTCCCGTTGCGCTGGCAAATGCAAACCCTCGGCTGGGGGGACAGCTCATTGCGGCAAGCCATGCAACCCGTGGAGGATTATTTGGCCTCTATCGGCGGCGTAGCCGAGAGCCTGCAAGAGTTCAACGTAGACATTGTTAAGCGCGAAAACCTGTTTACAGACCTCAGCACCGACCGCGAGAACGCGATCATTAAGCGTTTTACTAATTTCGGGCTGATGAAATCCATCGTTCACTTGGCCGTGCTTGACGGCTCGGAAGATTACGAGCGCAAGGCCGTGGCGTATGGCGGTGTGCCCGAGGTTATCGACCGCCTTATGCACCTTGTCTCAGGCGCGACCAACATCCCCTACACAAAACTGTTCGGAGCATCGGCGGCTGGCATGGATGCCACGGGCGAAGGTGACGAGCGCAATTACAAAGACTTCCTGCTTTCTACAAAGACCGCGCGCCTTGATCCGGCATTGCGCTTCCTTGATGAAGTCCTTGTGCGCTCAGCGCTCGGGGCGTTCCCGGCTGACTTTAACTACGAATGGCCGGATGACCGCAAGAAAGCGCGCCTTGAGAAGGCTCAGGCCGAGAAGGTGCAGGCCGATACCGATCTAATCTATCTTGACGCGGGCGTGGTGTCCGTGTCTCAGGTGCAACGGCGCTTACAGGCGAACGAGACCTACAGTTTTGACGATGACCGCATCGCCGAGCTTGAGGAACACGAAAACCAAATGAGCGCAGATGAACTCTATGGAAACGGCGAAGAAACGGACACAGCAAACCGCATTGAAAAGGGAAGCGAAGGCACGGGCGCGGGCGGCGGCGCGGATAGCGTACCCAAAGGCAGCGGCCAGTAATTACGCGCTGGCTATCCGGCGTTTCCTAAGCGCTATTACGCGGGACGTTACGGCGCAAATCGTGCCCGTTTTGCCCCGCGAGGGTTCTATGCACGATGGGCTGGCTGATGACATTAAGGCGATTTTGAGCCGCATTGAGACTGCTTGGGGAGGCGCTGTATTCGCCCGTCGAATTGATGCAACCGCGCGCGGTTTCGTGGAAAGCCTTTACAAAATCGCCCACCGCTCCCTAGGCATTAACGTCTATTCATCCGAACGCATGAGGAACGTTATAGAGACCGCAACGAGGCTTAATGCCCAGCTTATTAAGAGCGTATCAGAAGAGCATTTAAACGCCTTAGCGGGCATTGTCTACAGGGGTATACAGGCGGGCACGCGAGCAAGCGGAATAGAGGCCGAAATCGGGCAATACGCGCCGACTCAGGCACGCGCCCGGCTGATAGCCCGGGATCAAACGGCAAAGGTAATGGGCGCAATCAACCGCGCCGACCAGCTCGACCACGGGGTTAAGTATTTCCGCTGGGTTACGGCCAATGACGAACGCGTGAGACCTTCGCACATGGCCGCTCAAAACCGCATGACGCCCTACGGTCGCGGCGTGTACCGCTGGGATGATCCGCCGCTGATTGACGGCGTGCCGTCATTGCCTACACAGCCGATTAACTGCCGTTGCCATGCTGAGGCCGTCTGGGATTTTGAAGTTGAGGATTTTCAAAAAGGGAAGGGCAAGAAATGAGCCAGCTGACTCTTAACGACCGCGCCTCATACGCGGTTAAAAGCACGCGGGAATACACGCCGGAAGGGTTTTTAAAAGCCCACGGCAAGATTTTCCGCACGGGCATTCAAAACTATTACGGGTACGAACTCGGGCGCACGGATAAGCCTTTCAAGCTGTTTAGCGTGTACCGCCCGGAAAGCGCCGTGTTTGATTCCGGCCTGCTTGACTCGGTGAACGGGATTGATATTACGAACGATCATCCGGCAACTGATATATCGTCCAAAACGTACAAAGCCTTAACTGTCGGCGTTGCGACCTCGAAAGGGGTTAAGGACAGCGCCGCTCCAAACTACGTGGCCTGCGATCTTGTGATTAAAGACGAGGACGCAATCCATGCGGTAGAGGCAGGCAAGTGCGAACTCTCGGCGGGTTACAAAACCGACTTTGAATGGAAGGACGGGGTAACACCTGAGGGGCAGCACTACGACGGAGTAATCAGCTCCATCCGGCTCAATCACATTGCAATCGTTGCGCGTGGGCGGGCAGGCGGAGCGCGAATCCTAGACGGAGTAGAGATGAAAAAACTGACTATCGGCGGTGTGGAACTGGAACTGGCCGACAGCGTGTGCGATGCCGTTAACAAGCACATTGCTGATATGCAGGACAAGGCCTCTAAGGCCGAAACCGCTTTGAAGGACGCTCAGGCCAAGATTGAAGCCTCGGTGAAGGACAAGGCCGCGAGCGATGCCAAGATCGCAAAGCTCGAACAGGAATTGAAGGACGCACAGGCTAAAGTGCTCACGGATGCGCAGATTTCCGAGCGCATCAAGACCGTTGCCGCCGTCCGTGATGCCGCCGCGAAACTCGCGGGCGACGGCTTTAAGTGTGACTCGGTCGACCCCGTGGAAATCAAGCGCGCCGCGCTTTCCGCGAAGTTTTCCGATAAGGATTTCAAAGACAAATCCGCCGACTACATTGCGGCATTCTTTGACGCGATGGGCGAGACTCAGGCCGCCGCCGAAAAGTCAACAAAGGCCCTCGGCGATGCGATTGCAAAGGGCGTAAAGGACGGTTGCGCCTCTAAGGACGGCGACAAATCTGCACGCGACAAGGCGATTGAAAAGACGTGCAACGCCTGGAAGCGCACGGACTCCAAAAAGAATTAACCTCGGAGAATCACCAAAATGGCTATTACAAATCCGGTAAAGCTGTACCACGATGCTTACTTTGCGGGGCAGGTGGCCGATCTTCAGCTCGCAAACAAGGTGAGCCGACTCAACAAGTCGGGCAGCACCATCCCTTACGGCCTTGCCGTAGTCCGAGACGGCGTGGACGGCTTCAAACTTCCCGGAACGGGATCGACCGCCGCCGATTTCCTCGGCATCCCTGAGCGAGCCTATCAGGACATTACGGACGATGGCAAAGAGTTCGGCACCCGCGCCGGGAAGACCGCAACCATCGTTACGATGGGCGCAATTGCCGTGCTTGTTGCCGCTGACGTTACGGCGGGCGAGCTTGCCGCCTTCAGCCTTGAGGCTGGTAAAGAAGGCCGGTTCCTCCCCGCTTCCGCCGCCGCTTCCGGCGCGACCTCGGTTGCTATCCCTGATGCTCGTTTCCTCTCCGATGCTAAGGCTGGGGAAATTGCACTGCTCACGTTCCGTATCGGAGGTTAATTGAAATGAGCATGACTTCTGTCAAAATCAATGACGCCATTGCAAAGCGTTTCGGCCTTGCCGATGGCACGGTGTCTTACAACACCGCCATGAACGATGCCGCCAGCGGTGTCGGTTTCATGATCTCTCAGCTTGCATACCTCGAAACTCAGATGTATGCAGTTGACTATGCCGACCTGTTCTTTGACCGCGTTGTCCCGATTACCACGGGCATTCCGGAATGGGCGGATAACGTGAACTACATTTCTTACAACAGCGCCGCGCGCGGCAAGTTCATTGGCTCTCACGCCAAAGACCTGCCCTCCGTGTCTGTTGAAAGACAGATTCACAACGCCAACATTGCCTATGGCGGCCTCTCTCTGACCTACTCCCTTGATGATCTCCGCAAGGCTCAGCACCTCGGAATGAATCTCGATGCGGAGCAGGCTGTCATGGCAAACCGCGCCGCCCGCGAACACCAGCAACGCGTAGTGTTTTACGGCGATGCTGAGCGCGAATTGCGCGGCTTCCTCAATAACCCGCTGGTGTCTAAGGCCAATTCCACCCTGAGCATTGCAACGGCTACCGTTGAAAAGCTCGCGGATGAAATCAACACCTACATTAGCGAGATTTGGACGAACTCCAATCAGCGCTATTTGCCCAACACGGTGTGCATTGAGTCTGCCCTTTATGCGAAGCTCTCCACCCAGCGCATGACGGACACGGCACAGGTTATGAGCGCCCTTCAGTACCTGAGCCAGTTCAATCTCTACCGCGACCAGACGGGACAGAACCTTCAGATCATCCCGATGCCTCAGCTCTCAGCAGCGAACCTGAAGGCCGAGGGGCTCGAGGAAAAATCCATGATGGTGGTTTACGACAAGTCCGACCGCAACCTTGCGTCTTGGATGCCGATCGCGCCGCGTTTTATCGCTCCGCAGGCCGTGGCCTTGGAAATCATCACGCCGATGGAATACAAGTTCAGCGGCACCGAATGGCGTTATCCGAACAGCGCCATGTACGTGCAGTTCGCGGCGTAACGAGGGGGTCGCGGGGATGCTCGTTTTCAACACAGCTAAGGCGGATTTCATTATCAGCACGGGCGCGAGCCGTACCCGCGTTAAGGCTGGCGAATGCGCGCAAGTCCCTGATGATGCCGCCCAGCTTGATTTTGTGAAAGGGCTCGTATCTAAAGGCCTTATCCGGATCGAGGCACCCGCCGCGCCTGAGACCGAATCAAAACCCCGAAAAGCCGAAACGGACGTGGATGCGGATACGGCAATGAAAGCAGCACTGGCCGCCGAAATGCCGCCCGCTCCCGCCCCAACGGTTAAAAAGGGCGGGCGAAAGGCTAAGGCGAAATAAACAACCCCCACAGAAGCCCCAAAACGGGGCTTTTTTCAACTCTGAGGCGTATTCCCTATGGTTGACATTACCGAGGACGTGGTGGCCGATTTCCGGCGCGTTTTAAAGGCTTTCACGGACGGCGATTTATGGCCGACCGAAATCATTACGCAACAGCTCATTGAGGCCGATTGCTGGACAGCTGGGCTGATGTGGGGCAAATTCAAACTGGATGACGACCACAATTTCAAAAAGCGCGGGATGTATTTTTTAGCCGCTCATTTCCTTGTGTCCTATTACGGCGCAGAGGGCGCAAAAGACCAGACCGCAATTAAGCCGGATGCGCGCTTAAACGTAGCCGGGAAGTCCGTAGGTGACGAGTCCACGGAATACCGCATTACGGCAATGGAAAGCACAGCGGACGACTTTTTAAGCACCACGATTTACGGCGTCATGTTCGTGACTCTCAGGCGGCGTGCCAGCGCGTTGCCTATGGCCGTTTAAGGGGCGGGCGTTATGGGCGTGAACGTCAAAGCCTCGTTTCAGCTTGCGCAGGGTGAGATGCTCAAAAAGCTGAAGCGCTATGCGGCGGGCGGTACGGTTACGGTCGGCATTCATGAGGATAAGACCGCACGCAATGACGGCCTCACCAACGCCGAGATTGCCGCTAAAAACCATTTCGGCAGTCCCGAGGATCATATCCCGGCGCGACCGTTTCTTGACGTAGGTATCCGGAAGGCTCAGGACAAGATCGTGGCCTTTGCCCGGCGCACGGTTGAAAGGGGCGGCGGCATGGATGCGGCCTTGTACGTCATGGGCGCGGAAGCCGTGAAGGGGGTGCGCTCTTACATTCTTGAGGGCGCGGGCGTCCCGCCGCCTAATTCGCCGCGCACTATTGAACGCAAGGGATCATCCCGAACGCTGGTAGACACAAAACAGATGGTGAACGCCATCGCCTTTAAGGTACACAAACAAGGGGGCGCATCATGAGCCTATCAATGTACGGGCACATAGATAACGTGTTCCATTCCGGTATTGACGTGGAGTATTGCACGGTGGGCGAGCACTGGAACGCCGAAGGGCTGCCCGCCACAGGGGACGCAATAAAGCGCACCCCGTTTTATGCAACCGTTCAGCCGCTCAGCCCGCGCGAAACTCAGGCGCTGGGCATTGCTGATGAACGTATCGGGGATTACCGGAAAATCTACATTAACAGCGGGGACATTAAGGCCGTGACCCTTAACGGCTGGTGGGAGATGCTCGGGGAGCGCTGGAAGCCCGTAAGCACTGATCTGCGCCCCGCGCGGGACTATCTCAAGGTGATAGTCGCGAGGTATGACGTATGAAGCCGCATAACATGGAAAAAATGGCGGTATTCAAGGCGCTGAGGGAAATTGTTATGTTTGTTACCCGCGTCCCCCAGTGCGTTATCGCGGATACCCCTATAGAAGCGCCAAAAGGCGCGTATGCAACGATCAGGGTAATGGATGGGGTAAGACCTACAGCAAAGGGCGGTACGCTCAATGTGGCTAATCCTGACGGCACTATGACGGTTTATCAGGTAATCCCGACAATCTTTGAGTGTTCCGTCAATTTCTACAGGGGCGAGGCGCTGAGCTACGCCGCCGCGCTTGCTAACTGTAGCCGCTTGCCTACCGTGCACGGGATTTTGTACCGCGCCGAACTCGGCTGGGTTGAGTCCGATCCGGTGCAAAACCTTACAGCAATCCAAATGAACCGCTCCGAACAGCGTGCGCAGGTAACAGTCCGTCTGGTTGGCGAGATCATCCTTGACGACTCGGTGGGCACGATTGAACACGTAGGCATGGCCGTCACCGATGAAAACAGGAACGAACTTCACGCGGCGGCGGTAGATTCAAACGAAACCAATACGGGGGCTTAAAAAGTGTCCTACTCTGCAACTAAAGTAATCAAGATCAACACCCGAATTTCGGCCGCCGGATTGTCCACAGCCAATTTCGGCAGCGCCGTTTTGTTCGTGACAGCTGACGACCTCGCCAACGAGACAGCCTTAACGCCTGATACCTATGCAACGGTAAGTGAGACGAAAGACCTCGCGACCTACCTTAAGACAGATTCCGAAGCATACGAGGCCGCGAGTGTTTGGCTCGGCGGCACGCCGACAACCGGACAGCTCATGATTTATCGGCGTGCGGCGGATGATTCCTCTTGGGCTACCACGCTCGATAAGGCGCGCAATCAGGTTTGGTGGTACTGGACGTTCGTAACCCGTCCCGTGTACGCAAGCGAAACGGACGTGAAAGAGATCGCCGCATGGTGCGATCAGAACGCCTCTTTCTTCTTTGACTGCCAAACGGATGACGCCGCTACCAAAATCCGCACCGAGACCGAGAAGGACGACATTGCCTCTCAGCTTACGGCGCTCGGCTACCGTCACTGCGCCACGGCTTGCCACGGGACTGATCCCTATTCCGGCATTTACTTGGCTAAGCACTTTGCGCGCGTGAACTACACCACGCCCAGCTCTACGATCACAGGCGAATACAAGAAATCGCCCGGCCTGCTTGCCGAAGACCTTAAGGCGAGCGAATACGCGGCTATGGAAAACACGCTGAAAAAGGCCTGTTTCTATGCCGTGATTGACCTCCAGGGGTCGGTCGATTCAGGGCGCTGGAAGAACACAATCAGCCACAGCACATACGGCGAATGGATTGATGACGTGGTGAACCTTGATGCGTTCGTGAACTCGCTCGCGGTTGCGCTTTACAACACGATTGCCAACAGCACCAGCAAGGTGCCTCAGACGCCTGCGGGACAGGCGCTCTTGATTGCATCCGCCAAGGCCGTGTGTGAGCAATTTATTGATAACCGTTACTTGGGCGCGCGCACTTACACCGATCCGGATACAGCCGAGGAAAAGACAACGCGCGGTTATGAAATCCTCACCAAGCCCGAGGACATTTTGACGATCACGGACGGTGAGCGAAACAACCGCTCTGCCGCTCCGATGCGTGTACGCATTTACCGCGCGGGCGCTATCCATGCCGTGGATGTTACGGTTGACGTTTACTAATGAGGCAAACAAATGGCAATAACTCGTGCCTTTACCATTGAAAATACCGTAATCACGGTTAACGGGCGCATCATCTCGGACTGGGGCGGCGCTGATCCTGCGTATCAGGATGAACCCATCGACCCCAAGCGCGTGTTAATGCGCGGCTTAGGCGGCAATGCGACCGTTTTGGAGCGCTCGAACCCCGGTCGCCGCGTTACCCTCAATTTAAAGCCCGGCTCGGCAGATTCCTCTTTCTTGCAAGGACTGTATAACTCTGGCTCGGTTATCACGCTGACACAGACTCAGGTCGGCGCGATTGACGGCGCCATCGGTACAGAGGGCGTTATGACTCAGGAGCAGACAAAGACCCGTGCGGGTGCGTCCACGATCTCCGATGACGTTTTCGTTTTTGAGTTCAATAAGTGGGAATCCTCGCGCGGGGGTGAACTCTGATGGCCTACACCAAGAGTTTCACGGTTGACGGGCAGGCCTTCAGCGCGGCTCAGGCCTCAGCCGTCCGACAGGATGAATTGCTCGGCGTCATTTCCCTCAAGCTCTACACGGCTTTTCAGGTCGCGGCCAAGACCGCTATCAGCAATTTCGGCGTGAAGGAATGCGCTTTCATGCTGATGGCTATCCCGCATGAGCAAAAGGAAACGATTGTCGACATCCTGACAGAGAAAGTCTTTTTGCAGGGGACGGAAATCCGCGTATCGGCGAAGGACTTTCAGGGGCGGATGGTCGCCTGGAACACGCTTTTAGCGGAATTGCTCTTGTGGAATCTCTCCGATTTTTTTTCTTACTTGTCCGAAGACCTCAAAGCGAAGGCAGCGGAGAATCAGGGAGCGGACACAAAAGCGCTGTAAATTGGTACTTGATGACGCCCTGCGTTGGCATCGAAGGGATAGCGCCGCCCCTATGCCGCTGGCATGAGCTGACGGACGGAACTTATAACCTCGCTGACGTTGAGCGCTTTAATCAGGCACTGGCCGAGTTAGCGCGGGAATATCGCCGCCGACAGGTCGAGTACCAGCGATAAGAAAAAGCCCGCCCGCTTACTGTGTGTGCGGGCTTTTTTGTGGTGACGGTATGGCAGAACACATTACAGATTTTCTGGTCGGCCTCGGGCTTGACACCTCTGATTACCAAAAGGGGATGAAGCGCGCGGACTCTGAAATGAGTTCGTTTAAATCCTCGGTACTACAGGCGGGCGCGGCTATGGCCTCAGCCTTCAGCCTTAAGGGCGCTATCTTCGGATTCGCAAAGCAGAATCTCGAACTCGATCAGATGGCCAAACTGATCGGGGTATCGCGGGATGGGCTTTACGGCCTCGAACAGGCGGCTCAGGCTTTTGGGGCGGCATCCGGCGAGGCAACCGAGGCGCTTAAGGGCTTAGAGAATATCCGCGCGGGCGTTTTGGTGGGGGACGTTGGGGCGCTTGAGGCGCTCGCTAAGGCGCGTATCAATCCCGACAGCATTTTGCACGCCAAGGACGCGGCGGAAGCCTTTTACAACATTGCCAGCCAGCTAAAGGGCATGAGTCAGGATGAAAGGCTCAATGCTGCTAATGCGCTCGGCATCAGTCCCGCCGTTTTGGACTTGATGGCACAGGGCGGACAACAGGCGCGGGCACTGTCTGAACAGTTTGTGAAGGATCGGCGGCACACCGAAGAAATGGCCGATACCGCGCGGGACTTTCAGGCGGCATGGGTCGGCGTGCAAAACGCCATAGCGGGCGCGCTTGACCCGCTCTCCGAAGCGCTCACGGGGGACGCGGCGGCGTTTTTAAACTGGCTCAAAGATGTTACGGGCGAGGGCACGGCCTTCAGAGACGTAATGAAAACGCTGGCAGACAACACGTGGCTCGTCTGGGGCACGCTCGGGACTCTGACGGCTATGCCGCTTATCAGCTTTTTGACTAAGGCGGCAACGGCTGTAAGGGCACTGGGTGTGGCGCTCGCCTTTGTGTCCCGTGCTAATCCTTGGCTTTTAGCGCTCGGGGCGGTGGTCGGTGCCAGCGGCGCAATCGCGGACTGGGCGGCTGGCGTCGGCAAGGGCAATCAAAACGACCTTGAAAACGGCGTTGACAATTTCGCGGATGACGGCGCGAGCGCATACGGGGATGAAGGCGGCGCGGCTGACGTTATCGCCGATGCTAAGGCGAATTTGGCGCGGGAAAAGGCTAGAGGCAGCAATGCATCCGGTGCGGCTTTTGCTACGCCCGCGAAACCGCTTTTAGAGGTGTCTAAGGCTGAATCCCTTACCCTGACTAGGGAACCCATCGTAACAACGCTTTTAGAGGCCAAAGAATCACGCGAAAAGGCAAAGGCCGATCGGGAGAAAGCACCCGCGCCCCGGTATGAGGCAAATAAGCCCGGTTTGTTACAAATCAACTTGAATTTGGACGGCGAAGTCTTGGAGCGCCGCGTGGTCGATATCCTTCAGGATACCTTCGGAGGTATCCGGGCGGCTGGTGAAGTCACCACAGCGAGGTAACACATGGCAGACATTATTTTTAAAGCCAACGTCAACGGACAGGTCGCGAACTACTCTTTTGACGCCGTAGTCGAGGAAACGGTCGAATTTGAAACGGAGTTTACGGGCTACCCGCTCGAAAACGGTGTGACTATCAACGACCACCGGATCATTAAGCCCGCGCGCTACACCGTCCGTGGCATTACCTCAAATACCCCGCTGAAAGTCTCGGTAACGGATTTTGCGGGCGGCCTTGTCTCTAACCTTTCAGACAATCCGCTCATTGGCGCGGTCACGGGCATCAGCGCCGGATACCTTGCCGGATCATCCGATTCGCGCACGGCGGCGGCTATGCAAACCTTTATCGACATCATGGAGGGCGCAGAGCCGTTTGACGTAGACACCGGGGAAATTCAACTGAAAAATATGTGCATAACGCACATTACCCGCACCCGTAACCCTGAGACCGAAAATGCCCTTGAGGTTGTTTTGGACTTACAGGAAATGATCCTGTTGGATCGCATTAACCCGGATAACGGCCAGCCGTCCCATAAGAACCTGAGACCGGATTCGGTCGAACAGGCTGCGTGCGCTCGGGACAAGATACGCGGTCTTGTGACTCAGGCCGAAGACACAGCGGGCAAGTGGGCTTCACAGGCAAAAGAGGTGATCAGCGGCGTAACCGGAAAGATTGATTCGGCCATTGCGGGGGTGCTATGAAAATTTTGCCTTTGATGGGCGGCGCGGAATACGCGCATCAGGAATTTAGTTTCCTGTTAGGAACGCGGGAAATTCTCTTCCGGCTTGACTGGATGCCCTACATTGATAATCCGGCGTGGAATCTGAATATTAGCGAGGACGGGGCGGAGATTATCAACGGCCTTTTGTTGCGCGGCGGTTGCGATCTGCTTTCACCGTATCAGCTCGGCTTAGGCCGCCTTATCCTCACCGGGGACGAGCCGACCTTGGATAACCTCGGGATCAATAACGCTCTAGTGTGGGTTGCGCCGAATGAGGAAATTTGAAATTACGTATGACGGCAAGCCCTATATCAAAGCGCCGAGAGACAAATTCGACAGGCAAATGCGCGTGACGTTTACGTCGAGTGCCTGCTATTCGGAGCATACGGCGCTACTGGACTTGGCGATTTACAACGTTACAGGAACGCCCGCTTTCAAGCACGGCGCGCCCATCATCCTTAGCGCCGGATATACGGACGAATACTCAGAGATTTTTTCGGGCACGGTTACGACCGTTCTAAAGGAACGCAACGGGGCGGACGTAATAACGCGCCTTTTGTGTAGGGCAGGGCCGGTAAGGGGTGAAGACCGCCCCAAGGTCGCTAAGTCCTTCGGGCGCAACACACAATGCGCCGACCTGATTAACTATCTTGCCGGGCAATGGGGTAAGCGCGTTGTCTGGCAAACGGCGCAATTTTCAGACGCCCAGCCATTGATTCGCGGGTACGTTCTGAACGGGGACGTCTGCGACATGCTCGACAACCTAGCGCAACAGTTCGCTTTCAAGTGGGTGGCCGATGATGATGCGGTTTATATCGACCGCCCCGGCTACAAAGTGGAGGGCACGCCGCGTGAGGTTTCTATGCTTACAGGGCTTATCGGACTACCCGAGGCCACAGCGGACAACACTGGCGTTTTTGCCGACATAACGATGAAGCTAAGCCCGCGCATCCGGTTAAGCAGCGTTATTGAGCTTAAAAGCCAGTACGCCTCTTTCAACACCGGAAATATGTACTTTGTCGAGCCTCAGCATAAGGGCAATTTGAACGGGCGCTATAAGGTAGTCGAACTCAGACATGAGGGGGACAGCTGGGGCGATAAATGGCAAACGCGGATCAAAGGGCAAAACCTTGAGGGGCTGAAATGAGCCGAAATCAGAACGTAGCGCCGTTGTTCGGCGTGTTTCGGGAAATTCTGACGGATTACATGAAGAACGTGTACACCTGCATTCCGGCGCACGTGAAGACGTTTGATCCGGCTACACAGCTCGCACAAATTGAGCTGGGCATTAAGCGCGTGGATATTGACGGGTCGAGCGTAGCGCCGCCCCCGATCATTGATTGCCCGGTGCTCATGATCGGCGACCAATTCATGCTCGAAACACAGATAGACCCAGAGGCCGAGGGAATGGCCTTTTTCTCCCAGCGGTGCATAGATGGCTGGGTGAATACGGGCGGCGTAGCTGAAAACCCGCTAACCCGCTTTTTCGATATGCAGGACGCCTTTTTTATCGCGGGTTTTCGTCCTATGCCCAAGGCGATTCCGGATTTTCAGAACAACGGGATGCGCCTACGCAACCGCAAGGGCGACCAGTGGGTGTGGCTCAAAAATGACGGCTCAATTTTCATTGAGAACGGCAAGGGTCACATACGCATGGATGCAGGCGGCACGGTAACTATCAACGGGGTAACAATCGACACGGCCTCTAACGTCACCAGCCCGGCAACGATTACGGGCAACACGGACGTGGTGGCGGCGGGCATCAGCGGCAAGGGACACACCCACGGCGGTGTTCAGGGCGGTTCATCCTCCACCGGAAAGCCTCAGTAACAGGGGAAATAGAAAATGCGAGTCAGAAAGCTGGACGAAGAAACGGGCGATATTGCCACGAACGGCGACATCTGGAAACGGGACGCCGAGGCCATCGCTCAGAACATAAAAACACGGCTGAAACTCTTTCTAGGGGAGTATTTCAGGGACATAACCGAGGGCGTGCCTTGGTTTGAGCGCGAAGACGGCACAGCAGGCATTCTCGTCAAAGGCGTTTCACAGGCCGAGGTGGAAAGCAATTTGCGCAACCGGATTTTGCGAACGGACGGGGTTATCAAAATCCTGACGTTCGGCACGGCATACGCGCAACAGGAACGCAGATTCGTGGTTGAAGCTAGTGTACTCACCGAGTATGGGGAGGCTTCAATCATCTATGGCACAACTGTCTGACACCGGGTATAAGACAAAGACCCAAAACGAATATTTCGCCGAGGAGCAGGCGTTTTATGAGGCCATCGACCCCGACTGGCCTTTAGACCCATCAAGCCCTGACGGCCTGAAATGCGCTCATGATGCCGAGGTTTTTACGGCCTTGGATCAAAAGATCAAACAGGCCTATGACGCCCGCGACCCTAACAAGGCAACCGGAAAAGATTTGGACGTGTTGCGCGCCCTTACCGGAGCACGGCGGAGCCTCGGGACGCCTACCACCGTTACCCTTACCTTATCCGGTGTGCCCGGTACGGTTATACCGCGCGGTTCTAAGGCCAAAAACACGCGCGGCAACGAGTTTGCGACCGATGAAGCAGTTACCCTACACGATGACGGCATAGCAACGGTTAAAGCGCATTGCACGCAAAACGGCGCGGTTGAAATCGGGCTTGATGAAATTACACAGATCGTGGACGTTATCGGCGGCTGGCAAAAGGTCACAAACCCGGCGGCGGGCGAAACGGGCACGGACAGAGACAGCGACAGCGTTTTCCGGCTGAAAAGCGCCCGCGCAGTTGCGCGTAAGGGCACGGGACAGAAAGACAGCTTGTATGGCTCTATCTATGACGTGGACGGGGTGCGCAAGGTGCGCATTTACGAAAACAAAACGGGGTCGGACGGCTATAACGAGGTTTCTAACCCTTACAGCCTGCCGGCGCATTCGATAGCCATCATGGTGGACGGCGGCGAGGATGAAGCGGTCGCCCGCGCTATCTATGACAAACTCGCGCCCGGCTGTTACCTTCACGGCGCAGGGAACGTGGTTAATAAGCGCGTTTACTCTTTGCTGTATCCGGCCAGCTACGATGACGTAACATTTTCACGCCCGGTGGACGTGCAATTAAAGATCACTGTCAAAGTTGCCGACCCCCAGGGCACGTGCCCTGCGGTTGAGGATCTACAGCACGAAATCCGCCAAGCCTTCATTGACTTTTATGAAGGCGACCTGATCCCGGACGGGATCGGTTTTTTAACCACGGGGTTCGACATCGGGGACACTGTGCCCTATTCCCGCCTTTTCACTCCGCCCAACAAGGTGCTCGGCAAATATGCCGGTTCGTATGTGACTGAATTAAAGGTGAACGGCGGGACGGCTGATGTTGCCTGCGTCTTCAATCAGCTGCCTCGGTTCTTGCGGGCAAACATTACGGTGGAGATTCCCTAAATGGCCGCCGATGAAGTTTTAAAGCTACCCGACCGCATTTACTCTCAATACAGGGACAAGCCAAAGACCGTGGAATGGCTCGACATTACGCGGAAAATTGGGCATCAGCTGGTGAAGGCTGCGGACGATGTGAGGGACAGCCTCGACCTTGATAAGGCAACAGGCGAAAGTCTCAAGATAATCAGCCGGATTCTCGTAATCGACACGGTTTACAGAGACCAGCTCAACGGCGCGGCTATCTTCGCTAAGCCTGACGGCACACAGTTCAACACGGACGACCCGATGTTTGCGGAGTGGAGTTCACGCACCAAGGGCGAACTCAACGATGAAATTTTGCGGATTCTCTGCAAAGCGAAGATTGAGAAAAACAACCTTGAGCCGACCGCAGAAAGTCTCTTAGCGGCCTTTCAGCGCTTGTTCCCGACCGCGAATATGTTCCGCGTCATTAACCATCATGACATGAGTTTTTCGGCGGAATACGCGGGACGGTTCACGCCCGTTGAGTCGTACTTGCTGAGCGTTACGGACTTTATCCCCAGTCCGCAGGGAGTCCGTTTCCGAGGCTTCCTTTTCAAGTACCTAGCCATTGAATTTTTAGCCGATGACGACTGGATTTTCGGTGATGAAGATTTGGAATTTCAAGAGGTCACGATATGACGTTTTATTTGGATAACCGCTACCCAGACCGCGTGAACAAGCGCACGGCACAGTACCCGCGCGGGAGCTTCAAAAACCGTAGCGCACCGGATCAGGTGGACGGCACGTACCTTGAGCAGGACTGGAAGAACGACGAACGCGGCTTTTTCGAGAAGATTATCAACGAGGCCGGAATCATACCGAACGGCAAGATTGATAACGGCGAAGAATGCCAGTTGTATGACGGCCTTATGAGCCTGATTCAGGGTCGAATCCAAACAAGCACCACGACCCTATGGGCTATGGCCGGTGGTACGTCCGATGCGATTACGGCGCAATTTGATCGAGAAGTCCCGCTGAAAAACGGCGTGCAAATCTACGTGCGCATGGCTTACGCGAATCAGACCCAGGCGCCGACCCTGCGCGTTAACAACGGCGTAGCCAAGACGATTGTTAAGGGCGCAAACAATCCTCTCATGGTCGGGGACATTCAGGGCGCGGGCTTTATTGCCCACCTCATGTTCGATGAACGTTTCGACCGCTGGATGATGCTTAACGCGGCCTACGGTGTGTCTCAGCCGCAATTCATTCCCGTTGGCACGATTGCTTACTTCGGGCGCAAGGGAAGCATTTCCGGATGGCTGGCGCTTGATGGCGGCGTTTATTACAAGTCGGACTATCAAGCCCTTGTCAGTGAATGCCCCGAGCTGTGCCGCTCTTACGACTCTAGCCGCTTCCGCCTGCCGGATACTCGAAATTACTTTATCCGGTCGTCTTGGTCTCGCGGGATCGGCGATACGCAGGGCGATTGTCAGCGCCGGATACATGGGCAATTCAACGTGGTTGACAGAGGTTTTAAAGACGCCAACGGCGCTTTCAAAATCATTCAGGAATGGGCCTCAAACATTCGCCACGGCAACGGCGATAACTGGGTTTCACGGCTTGATTTTGACTCGGATCGCGTTGTGTCTAGCGGAAGTGAAGTAAGACCAGTAAACATGAGCTTCCCGCTGTACGTGAAGTATTAAGAGGGCACCATGAGCATCATTCTTAACAAACTGGAAACGAGCGGGAAGCGCTGGGGCGCACCGTCCGCAAAGTATCCGCAGGGCACGTTTATTAACGGCTCGGGCAAGGGTATGCGGGACGGCTCTTACGCTCATGCGGACTGGGCAAACGACCTTTTCGGCGCTATCGGCGCAATCCTGAGCGCGGGCGGCCAAACCCCGAACGGCAAGGTGGAGACCGCCGAGGATTCACAGGTTTTAACGGCTATCAGCGAGATTATCAGGCAGGCCGTTGAGACAATGAGCGGCATTCCGACCGCTGTAGCCTCGGGCACGGTTAACGCCATTACCGCGACCTTCACAAAGAAAGTAACCCTCACAAACGGCTTTAAAGTCTTTGTCCGTAGCCTCGGCAAGAACACCAGCGGGGACGTTACCTTTCAGCCTACAGGCCTTGCCGTCAAGCCCGTTTTGAAAAAGGACGGGAAGAAACTCAGCGTGGGGGATATCACGGGCGCTGGGTTTTGGCTTGATCTGCTTTATGACGATGCCTTGGGCGCTTGGATTCTTCAGAACGCCGCGAGCGGCTCGGGCTATTCCTACCGCTATTACGGCGAGGACCTGACGGGCAATGCTGAGATTGCGGTCGCTGACTTGCACCCCTCAGATAACCCGCTTATCGGGGATCACGTAGTCGACCGCCTCGGGCGCTTGTTTGAGATCACGGCCATGAATGCCGCAGCAACGGCGGTAACAGTCGGCGAACAGCTCTCTAACTGGCACGGTGAAACGCCGGATATCTCACTCATTGTGCAGATGGGGGAGCCGGGCACAGCGGCGAGCGTTGAAAAATCCGGGACGATTGAAACGCCGACCTTTACCTTCACGATTCCGAAGGGCGATAAGGGGGACAGAGGCGAAGGCTTAAATCCCCAAGGCGCATACAAAACGCTTGAGGAATTGAAGGCGGCGCATCCGACAAGCACGGACGGGGCGGCGTATCTGGTCGGCGACCGCGTGTACGCATGGAGCGCAACGGCCAACGACTACATTGACGCAGGAACGATAAAAGGGGAAAAAGGCGATACTGGGGCATCTTTTAACGAAGTGCCCTTAGACCCCGATCCCGAGTTGTACTTCTTAAAGATTTATGGCGAAACGCACGGGGATGTTATCGGGGACCTCGTCGTTCAAGAAGTGCCGTTTGACCCCGATCCCGTCGATGTTCTCGACAAAGTGCTAAAGGAGTAAGCCGCTATGGCTGATACGAAAACTCAATCTCAACAAATGGAAGCCCTTGCGATCCGCGTAGGTACCGAAATCAAGAAGGTCTATGCTCAAGTCGGCACCCTCACTAACCTGAAGACGACCGACAAGACGGCTATTGTTGCGGCCATCAACGAAACGGTGGACTCTATCTCTGCCGCTCAGACGACGTTGAACGACTACGCAAAGCGCCTGTCTGCTGTGGAAACGAAGGCGTCTACGAACGCTTCCGATGTCTCCGCGGCTAAGGGCAATATTACGACCCTGCAGACGAGCCTCGGCACGCTTCAGACCGAGTTGAAGGCGTTGAAGGATAAAGTGGCGTCGGCGTCGAACATCGACGATACGAAAGCTGGTACGACTACGACGTACTCTTCGAGCAAGATCGAATCTGACATCACCGCGGCTAAGCAGGCAGTGAAGAATGATCTTCTTGGGGGTGCCGGAGCTGCGTACGACACGCTGAAGGAACTCGCCGATCTCATCACGTCTAACAAGACCGCTATTGACGCCTTGAAGGAAGTGGCCGCCGGGCACGTGAAGTACGACGCCGCTCAAACCTTGACGGATGTGCAGAAGAAGCAAGCCCGAGACAACATCGGTGCGGGTGCCGCGACTGACGTGACTTCTCATGGTACTCGTCTGACGGCGGTCGAAAAGAAGGCTACGGACAACGCAACGGCCATCACGAACCTCAAGAACGCTGTCGGCGACACGACGGTCGACCTTGTGGCGAAGTTTGAAGCGGCGTTGACTGCGACTGAATAAGGCGCAACCAGAATTTTTGGAGCAAGCCAATGGCAGAAAAACCTTACCCATCTCCCGCTAATACGTCTGAGCAGCTTCAGAATCTTTGCTGGCGGCTTGCTGTCGAGATGCGGGCGATTTACAACACCGTCAAGACGAAGATGACAAAGGCTGAAGCCGACAAAGCCTACCTTGGCAAGACGGCCAAGGCAGAAAGCGCAAAGACGGCTGATACGGCCACGGCTGTTGCTTGGACGGGCGTTACCGGCAGACCGACGAAAGTTTCCCAGTTCACAAACGACTCTGGTTTTGTTACGACGGCTGCGACTAACGGGCTTATTCCTAAAAGCGGGAATGCCGGGACGCTGACGACCTCGGAAACGATTGCGGCGGCAAGCAAGGTTAACGACACTTCTGCACGATCAATGAATCTTGCCTCGGGGGGTTCGCTGACGGTTGCGAACGGCTCGGCGAACATGGCTTGGATTACGGTCGTTGCGCTTAACGGCTCGGCAACCATCACGCTCGGGAGCGCTTGGGCGTGGAGCGGGTCGAGTCCTACGCTAGCGAAGGGCTTAGTAACCCTTGCATGGTACGGTACGTTCGGGGTGGCAAACTTTCAGAAATTCGGAGAGTAAGGGATGCAGGTCTTTTACACATACAACGGCACGGACTACCACAGCGAGTGGGAAGTCCGTATGGCGATTCAAAAGAATGAGAACAAGCGTCTCGGTGAGGTTGAGGGCAAGCCGAGCGAGTTTTGGCCGAAAAACGGCGTGGCCTACACCGAGCGGCCTGACCCCGAACCTACGCTGGATGATCTGAAAGCGGCGAAGAAAACGGAGCTTGAGGCGGGCTATTTGCTGTGGCGTAATGAGGCCGGATACTTCACCAGCTCGATGGGCTTTAGGGCTAACGGCAACAGCCGCGCCATGATGGATATCGTGGGACTTGACCGCATGGCGGACAAACAGCCGAAGGCAGCGATTACGTTCAGGGATTACGACAACAAGTATCAGCAGTTAACCGCTGAACAGGTGCACATTCTCGCGGATGAAATCACGGCGGCGGCGAATGACGGGTATCAGCAAAAATGGGAGTATGAAAAGGCGATCAATGAGGCCGCCGACAAGAACGCCATTAAGGGCATGAAGATTGAATTTAAGCCCGCCGATTACAGCGCTCAGGCTGAGGCGTAATCATGTGGGCTTATTTAAAGCAGGTTCTAATAGGGTTGGATCAGCTTTTGAACACACTAATGGGCGGCTGGGCTGATGAAACACTTTCTAGCCGGGCATGGCGGCATTATGAAAAGGGCGATTACCGCTGGCCAAAAAGGCTGATTGACGCGGTTTTGTTTTTCGATCCTGATCATTGCCACCAAAGCTATTTAAGCGAGATCGAACGGCGGCAGCTCAAACCTGAAATGCGGGGTACGTCATGGCAATCATGAAAAACAATCCGCGCTTCGACCGTATGTTGCGCGCGGCTTCGCTGGGGTTGAAAAGAAAGCAATTCACCTCTATTTGCTGGTGTGATGATTCCGGCAAGCCTATGGGCGGAACCGCCCTTGTCCGTTTGTCTCCGAAAGAATGCGAGGCATACACGCTATCAACCGAAAGAAATTGGCGGCCTGATGCGCTCTTTCCGGTTGTGTGCGCTGAGGTATTCGAGCGCATGGGGTGCGAATCGCTGATAACACGGACAAAGTTTTCAAATACGTCTGCCCGATTCTTAGCGGCACAGCTGGGGTTTAAAAGAATTGAAGCACGCGCTGACTCTATTACTTACAGGCTTTTAAAACCTATGATGAATAAACAAATATTGACAATGACAATGCCCGTTGCGCAGGAAGTACAGTTTGATAGGACAGAAGCGTTCTCACTAACAGTAGCGGATGTTACATGGGAAGACCATGGAATGTATGGTTTTGGCGATCCTGCCGCATTTACAGACCCCGCATACGATTATAAGCCCGGTGGTAGCATATCTCCGAAGGTTTTTAAAAACATAGCAGGACATGATTATGAGTTGCTTATTGTCGGTGATGCTTACTATGATCCGAAAAGTACAGGAACAGACATTAGAGTGAGAGCCTTGAGCGGTAGCGATAAAATAAAAACGCTGGAGGCAACCATAACGCCAGCAATTACAGAGTCAATGGTTGGGACAACAGTGCAGATAACTTTGAGATTACGGGGTGAGGTAGATACCAACCGGGGATATGCCCCCCCCTTGAGCCTGACAGCTGTAAACGCAGCCTCTTTCACGGAGGTTGCGTAAATGTTAGGGAAGGAGATGCTTCTACTTGCGTCGGGGAAATTGGAGCCATTGACAGAAAACAATTTAATTGTTCAGCCATCCGAAGGAAATGGATACTGCTACGTAACGGATGCCCTTGGGAAGAAATTTACTATATATGTGACCGAGGGAGACCAAATGTTCTCTGTGACCTTCCCTGTAACGATCCTGTACCATCTGAAGTGGATGCCCGAAGTCGAAGCAATAAGCAATGCATCGCTCAGAATCATGGAAACACCTGGGGCTCCTCCTGGCTATGGCGACGTGGTAGTAACTCCTATCGACCTATCCAAGCCTGCAATAATAGATATTCACACCAACTATTAACCTCTCGCATGGGAGGTTCCCATGCTGAATAAATCCATTCTCGGTAGCCGCCCCACGTTCCGCATTACCGTTTCAGCTGGATCAGGCGGCACGGCCTCGGTTAACAAGCAATACGCCGCCGAAGGTGAAACGGTAACAATCAGCATCAGCCCCTATTCAAACTACGTTATCAGCTCTGTTTCAGTGCCTGGTGCGACTGTTTCGGGAAGCGGATACACGCGAACATTCGTGATGCCGTCAAAGGCCGTTACGGTGTCTGTTTCTTTCAGCTATGTAGCACCGAGTTATTCAATCAGCATAAGCGCTGGCACAGGCGGAACGGCCAGCCTAAGCACCTACAGCGCAACGGCTGGCTCGCGCGTTTACATTTATGTGAGTCCGTCCACAGGGTATGAGGTTGCCAGCGTATCAGCCAGTGGCGTGAGTGTGTCAGGCTCAGGGACTACCTACTATTTCACGATGCCTAGCAGATCGGTAAACGTGAGCGTGAGTTTTCAACTGTACGCAACTCATACAGGAACTGTTAAAGAAGTACATGGCGTGGGAATAGATTATTTTTTGGCAGATCTTAGTAGACCCGATTGGATACAATTACTTGTATTCATGGATAATCCAAAAAAGCTTTATTGTATATTTTCAAATAACGGTATTAACAGGGGGAAAAGGAAAGTTACAAGACTAGATTCCGGGTTATCAGTGTTATGCACGACAAATGACCCAGAAGATTACAAAGCATTTACCGGTTATTCGGACTCTGATTTTTTCACAGCAAAAGATGTCGGCAAAACAATAAGGTTTGCGATTCAAAGTATTTAAACTATGACAATTACCCTATCATTTGCTCGTGTGTTTGGCGACACATGAATGGCAGGCAATGACGTTCTATAAGGGGAAGGCGGCGTAGCGTTTTTAGCCATAGTTTTCGCGCTACGCCGTCCGTTTTTCAGTGCCCCTGTTTCAACAGCAATTCGGCCAGACGGCCACAGGCGGCAGCCAGTTTTGCGGCCTCTTTGTTTCCGTGACCCGCGGCCATCTCAAAGTAGGTTTGCGCGTTGAAATACAGCCGGGAACTCCCGAGTAAGCGCGCTTCATTCATGAGCGTGTTTCCCATGCGCAACTGGGCGGGTACGCTCCCGGCATTCGCGGCGCGGATCATGAAAGCGCGGGCATCATTACGCCCCATTTCGGTGCGTGCATCCCGTTCTAAGCGCACGGCGTAGGCATACAAGGCGGGCGGGTATTCTTTCTCCACGGCGTTTTTAAAGTGCGCTTCCGCCTGTTTTTTCTGTCCCTGTTTTAATAGCCGCTGATACGCTTTCCATTCGGCGGCTGGGTCTGTTGCGTCTAATGCCTTTTGCTCGGCCACAGCGCGCTTTTCAGCGGCATTTATGGCGGTTATCTCGCGGAACTCAGGGGATAGGCTGAAAACGTGCTTTAAAAGCGGCCTACAGGCGTTTTCAGAGGGACGCCCGGCAAGATACCAAACGCCCCAGCCAGCCGCCGATTTCTTCACGCCTAAGCCGCAAGAAATGGGAGCTAAGGCGTACCAGCTCACGGCGTGTCCGTTATCGTCCGTGCCTGACTGATAAAGCACGGCATGGCCGTCTAATGCGTACCTATCTAGGTCGGTGTCGGCATAGTCAAAAAATCCGGCGCTTTCCAATTTCTGTTTCAGCTCATACGCGAGCCGTTTTGCCCAAACGTGCTGAGGGTCGAACGGGTCGGCGGGCTGATACGTGAGGTCGTAAGGGACAGCTGGCGCGTTAGATACGGCGCACCCGGCTAAAAGGGCGCAAAGCCCGAGGGAAATAGCGGTGGTTTTCATGCTGAAACCTCGTTTTGATCGTTTACCAGAGAAAGACAGAAATCTGCCCAAGCCGTCATGAGTTCGCGCCGCCTGAGCATATAAGTACCGCGCTCGTAAGCACCATTAAAGCGCCGATCTATTTTGTGATGCAAACACAGCTCGGCGACCTCAGCGGAGAAGCGCTGGTCGTTGCCGTATTCGTCAGAGGTTGCCCAAGTACGGAAACAGGCGCGTGCTATACCGTGTTGCGTTGGCCTGACTTGCTGGCCTAGCTTTTTACTCTGCTCTTCGTCATAGAACGGTTTGCCCATGAACTCGTTTAGGCGGCGCAACAGGGCGCTGAAAACGGTGTTTGTGAGTACCCGACCGCGCGGCGCTACGAACAATGTTATTTCGCCCGCATCCGGCTCGGACTTCCATGCTTTTAGTATGGCGACAACACGGGGCGCGAGCGGAACAACCAAATTACCGTTGCCCTGCACCTTCAGATCGGTTGCCGGAACATTCCACACGCCGTTTTCGAGGTCGAAATCTTCCCAGCGGGCGTGCCTTGCGGTATCCGAGCGGGTAGCCGTCAGGATCGAAAAGAGAAAGCACCGCGCGCCGTGCGAATCCATGCCCGCAAGCGCGGCGCAAAACTCAGGGATACGCCTTAACGGGATTGCCCCGTGGTTGCGCTTTATCGGCTTATTACGCGGCAACAGATAGCGCAATTCCCCCGTGGTATCGGCGGGGTTATCGCCGACCGCCCAGCCTCGTGCTTTAGCCCAGTTAAACACGCTTTTGACGATGCGCACGGTTCTGTTCATAGTCTCGAACCGATCCCACAGGCTGGTGGCAAGTTGCGCAACGTGTTCGCACTTAAGCCCGGTTATCGGTACGTGACCGAAGGCTTCGTTGGCGTAGCTCAGGCGGCGGCGTGCTACGAACTGAGCATGGCTGCCGTCATCGAAGTTATGCACCTCTAAGCACCATTCGAGGTACGCATCAGCGACTTGCGCGAACGTGCGCACCTTTTCGCGCGGCCTATCCTCGGGCGAACGCATCCGGGCGATTTCGGCCAGAAATTCATCATCGTTCATTGAGCGCAGACGGGACGCGAGCGCACGGGCGGATGACAAAGAGACGTCCCGCCGTCCGATGGAGATTTCCCTGCGCTGTCCGCGCACCGTCCGGCGATAAATCCACAGCCGCGCACCGTTGGGCATGACGCGGTAATAAAGCCCGGTGCAGGATGAATCGAAGAAACGCCCCGGATTCTCCAATGAGTCTATAAACCGCTGAGATAATTTTTCAGCCATGAGCACACCTCGTTTTCTAGGGGTGGGGGAACTTTTGATCCGGAACGGGCGGGGGAACTGGCGATGTTCCCCCGCGAAAATCAGGCGGTCGATGGGGCACGTGCCCCGGATGTTCCCCCCTTCTTTTTTGCAGGGATAGAAAAATGCTTGCACCGGTTTTATAGCCGCCGTTTACGCCGAAAGGCAAATAAAACGAGGGTTGGCGTTGGTGTCTTGGAATGGCTTGTGAAGGGTTGCAGAGGGTGTGTGTTGTGAAAATGGTGGAGGTGGCGGGAATTGAACCCGCGTCCGAAGCAATTTTTCCGCCGAATCTACATGTTTAGCCCGGAAATTTAAGTCTTACTGACAACCCTGCCTTCGGGCGGGCCGGTCATCAGCCAGTCGCTTGATCTCGACCAATGCGTCGCGACACCGCATCAGTCCAGTCCCTGTGAATGACGATGCTGCCGGTTTTACCCGACCCGGACCAGAGACCATCCGGTGCATCGCCCGCGGCCCTTAGGCGGCGAGAGCGAAACGCTCGTTGTTGGCGTTTATTTGTGTCTAGCTGTTTTACGAGGTGACTAGACCTCGACATGCATCGTGCAGCGTCCTATACCCCGTCGAAACCGGAACACCCCCACACGCTGGATCGTGCATATTAAAGGAAGCCGGCGGACTTTGCGCGCTTTTTTGGTAAAAACTGTTGCTGCCGCAAAGGTGCGCACCAAAAAGCAACAAAGCACCAATCAGGTGCATTATGATCATTCTTTGTGCATGGCGAGCGTGCCGGCGCCGCAAAAAGGTGCAAAAAAAGCGAATTTCATTTTGGCACGGTTTTTGCTTTATTTCGGACAACACGAAGCGGGTGAGCTTATTTCGGGCCCGGCCGCGACAGATAACGTAAAACACTTCCCTTTGATTCGAGGAGAAAGAAT